TATGCCTTTTGAAACATACGCGCTAAAGAGAGTTACCTACTGAGAAAGTAGTTGTTTTGCCCACTGTAGAAGTGGTTGTATTACCGACTATTTTAGTCGTTGAAATCAGAGAAATTCTGAAACAGTTTTAATGTAAAAGTTATTTAAAGGTGACGATTCTGTTATTTATTGTGTTCAGACCTGTGTCTTCTTCAGTACGCTTTGTGTTGGAACCTAGAGGACTAGTCGGACCCTTCAATGACCGCTACAAGTATGTCATAGATCACATAATAAATAACGCGAGAAAAGGAAACGGATTATTCTTTGGATTAGTTTGAACAGATCACGGTCTAGGTCTCCGAAAATTGTAGTACGGGGCTAGTGGATCAAACAATATAAGGTCAGTATTTTCTCTCATTGAAATTAGCGACTTCAATAGTGTGAGTCTGGCTTTATTGCGTGTATACTTGTGAATACGGACATCAGCAGAGGCAGTAATTGGTCCGGCCGGCAGTAGCAAGCGAAACAAACTAAACGCTACAATGGATTCAAACAAATCAAACCAAATTCAAACACACCTAAGACAGAAGAGACCCAAATGGCTTACTGTATCACAGTACGAACGAAAGGCATTTCAAAGGCGATTGGATGCGGAATACGAAAGGTTTTTAACTGAAGTGTGGGGACCGCCTAGTGACATGGACTGGATTGTAACCGAACCAAAACGAGACATATTGCTACGACGACATGTATTTGACAATGGATCCGAGTATGCAGAAATGATGGAAGTCATACGTGAAGATTTTGATAGGTATGATGCTATTTACGATCTATACTCAGAGCATAAAGGAGTTCAGACTTACAAATATGCAGGGCCTTACACCGAGATATACAGTTTCTATCAGACACAATATGAAGTGGACACTCAATCATTTGCGTGCACTTGTGGATATCGAGGTAAGAATAAGGATGTATTGGTCCATTTGGCAATACATGCAAAACAAAAGGAACCAGGCGAAACATTATGTGCATGCAGACGAAGAGTGAATGCACTTGATGCATATGATCATATGGCAACGTGCTTGTATTTGGGACCAGTTGAGTGTTTGACTGTTCATACCTTCAAAAATGGTAAACGACTTTGTCAAAGAATTTTTGATAGATACACGGACGCTATAAGACACGGATGGAAAGACCACCAAGGAGTATCTCAACTTATACGAGCTGGTTTAGATATGGTGGTGAAAAGAAATTTCATGATCCGTTGTGGCACGTTGCGCTGGTTTGCACAGTGTGGCAATACTAGATTTGCACAAATGCAAGTGGAGCAATTATGGGAACGCATGCGAGACAACACCCAGAAGCGTGTGATTCTCAAAGAATTGGTGAAAGAATCCAATTTTGCTTCAAGCAAATCTAAATTCACACAGCTTATTGAACAACTCGGAAAAGGAAAAGTTGTACCACTTTTCAAGAAAACCCAAGGAGCAATGCGAGACATACGTGTTAAGTTGGCTGATTTTGACATCCGAGTAAGAGTTAACATCAAGGATAAAGATTTTGATGCAATTTGGTCACGTTTGAGACCGCTTGCAATCATGGATGCTCAATTGTTCAACTTTAATTTGACACATCATGCAGGACCGTCAGTTGAGAGAATGATGGAACATCTTGGTTCGTTACTGCGTGGTTTCCAATTCGCAGGAGAAATTGTTTCAAAGATAATAATGTATGCAGCACGAGTTCTGTTACTTTGTTATACTGGAGGAAAATTTGGATTATTGTCAGCTATCCTCATAGATATTTTCCTCACTTCTGGAACATGTTTCGAACTAGCAACTGAAGCGATGGCCTTCATGGCAAGTTCAGTTCGAATCCTATTTGGAGTAGCCACAGGAGAATTTAGAGCACAATCGGGAGGACAAGATGCATTGATGGCACTTGTGACAATCATTCTCACAGTCATTGGCGTGTTGATTTTGCGTAGAATTCCAAAGGAGTCGGAATTTAGTGAGATTCTCAACGGTGTGACACGTCTTGGATCAGTAGTTCGTGGAGCTTCTTTTGCATGGGATGGTATAGGAAAGATCGTTAGTTTCGTGATGAAAAAAGTGTATGAGTGGCAAACAGGTTTGCCTGCTGAAACTAAAGAACTTGAACTATATATGGAAGGCATTGCAAAATGGTTTGAGGAGATTCAAGAATTGGTGAAACTGACTACGCCTGATGAGATTGCTAGAGATAGCGCCTTGTGTGCGCGATTGGAAAGTTTGTATAGGCAAGGACTTATTTTCTCCCAAAAAGCAGTGGACGCTAAGGCACCGCGTGAAGTTATGGGTCCTTTTAACACACATTGGGCCGTCTTGAAGAATCTTTATGAAAAAGCTATTGCTAGTGGTGCTTTCAGATCCGGACCTCGTGTAGAACCAGTAGTGATCTATTTATATGGCACATCAGGAGTTGGTAAATCAGGTATGATGTGGCCATTGGCAGCAGATCTACTCAAGGTAGATGGTATTCCGACCGATACAGATGGAAAGAAAGATCCTACACGCGAGATTTATATGCGTAATATTGAACAAGAATATTGGGATGGCTATAAGAACCAGCGAGTAGTCATTTACGATGATTTTGCCCAAATTGTAGATTCAGTGGGCAATCCCAATATGGAGTTCATGGAATTAATACGTACAGGAAATCTGGCACCATATCCATTGCATATGGCGAGTATAGAGGACAAGAGCAAGACATACTTCAACTCGCGGGTTATAATCTGCACATCAAATGTTAGCGTGAACCGAATTCGACCCGAGTCCATATCATGTAGAGAGGCAGTGCGACGTCGATTTGATCTGGTTGGAGAAGTGCGTGTTAAAGCCAAATACGCAAAATATGGCAAGGATGGTTTGCCATATTTGGATAGAGAGAAAGTCGAAGCATTGACTGGTTCAACAAGACCCTCTCTGGATGTGTATGAGATAACATTGCATGATCCTTTGACTGGTGATTTGACACAACCATGGCCAATTTCATATGATGAATTTTCCAAGCGAGCCGTAAAAATTTATCAAGATCGTTTCCATAAATCAACGGAAATGCATAAATTCTTGCAGGAGTATTCTGATTTGCCTTTGAAAGCACAATCTCTTACAGCAAGTGAAGAGGAACAATGGTTGAACGACGCAGATATGAGTGTTAAACTTGCCGCACGGGAGGTCATGGAGAAATGGAAAGCTGAGCAAATACAAGACTTCCTAATGATCTATGATTCAATGAAGGAATTGTTAGATCCAGAAGCTCGTGTCGTTTTGGGAGATTTGATTAGTCATGAAATGGATGACAAAGAATTGGAATATGCATGGAGGAATTCGTTCCAGGAAATTGTAGCCACCAATCCAATTTGGACATGTGATGCGCCAACCAAGTTGAAAGCGATGGTTAAGCAGGATGCCATGCTTTTGTATTCACTTGGTGATGTGGTCGATTCTCTTGTCGAACAAAAGAGAACATATTGCAGGAAAATATTGGATCGGCTACAGACAGAAAGTAAAAACTGGCTTACGAGTACAAAAAGTTTCTGCGAGAGAGTCATGGAAGCAGTGAAGGCTCACCCCTATATTTCTATAGCACTAACTGCAATACCACTAGTTGCAGGTGCGATTAGTATGTTCATGGGACCAACATTGGCAATCGCAGAGTCTGGGCAGAATGAACCGTTGGATCATCATCATCACGGTATGGAAGAAGGGAAACGAATATTGCATTCTCATGAATGTATGTGGTGTGATAAGATCTATCAACACACTCACAAGAAAAGAACGATGAGAGATTCTGTTTTCTATCCACAGCTATGCAGAAGTTGCATGAGACAAGGTGTGACTGTCAATTTCGCACAACATGAGGATGGAACGCTTGGTTTCCTGGTTAGACGTGGTCGTACTGATAAATTCGTTGAATTCGACTGGGACACAGGTAGCGAACATCATAAATGTGATTGTGAGGCGGAACTTGATAGTTCAGGCGATTTTCGCACACGCAAGAAGCCAAGTTTGAAAACAGAATTGACTGGATCAGGAGATTTTGTAACTCGGAGAAAGCCAAATATGAAGACTGAGCTTACCGGTTCAGGAGATTTCACGACTCGGAAAAAGTCTAGCTTGAGGACAGAGTTGCTAGATTCTGGTGACTTGCATACATATAGGACGAAAGTGTTCGATGCAGAGCGCTATGATTATGACGAAGAAGAAGGAGATGACTATACTCCAACTGCGAGTGAAGAGAAGATTAAAGCTCAACTTTTATCGGATCCAAATGCGCTTCAAGTTTCAAAGAAGATCTTGAGTAACATGTATGATATGGAAGTACGAATCAATGGTATCTGGCAATCTCAAATTAAGATTTGCTTCCTTTTGGGGCGAATTGCACTTACTGTTGGACATCTAGAACCTTACTTGAATAGAGCAGACCTCGTGCGTATTAGTAATTCCACTGTGCGTGGAGGGCATGTCATTCCTCGTGAGAAACTTCGAACAGTAAGAGTGAGAAGTAAAGATGGAGAGACAAAAGACCAGATGCTCATTGTTTTCCCAAAGTCAGTTCACGATCATTCAGACATCATGGGAAGTATAGCATCATCCTCAGAAATGACGAAATTCAGGGCAGTTAACGGTAGTCTTATTTCACCACAAGGAGATACCGTTTTGATGAGATATGGACAGATTAAATCAGTGGATGTGACTCGTGGTTATACGGATGAGGAAGATAACCACTATACTTTGCGCAAGTCATACCAGTACAACTTGGAAACTAAAAATGGGGATTGTGGAGCAGTGCTCATGGCAATTCATTCAGGTGTTGCCCGTAAAATCATAGGTATCCATGTTGCTGGTACAATTGGAATAGGCATGTCATCGCCTCTTAATATTGAAGACATCCAACGAGCGATGGATCAAGTGTCCATGGATGCACAAATAAGTTTGAATTTGGATGAGGTTCTACGTGAGCCAACGGAACATGAGGAGGTTGAGTTACCTGAAGGAGACTTTGTTCCAATTGGAAAGGCAATATATAGAGTCGCCACCCCAACTAAGACAGCTTTGCGAGAGAGTCTGGTACATGGGTTGGTGACCGAGCCTATAACGGCACCAAGTGCTCTAGGACCCAAGAAAGTGGATGGAAAATGGATTGACCCGATGAAGCAAGGACTGAAGAAGGCTGGGAAAATTCCACCTTCCCTGGACACTCAGATATTAACAGTGGCTTTGAATGATGTTGAGAGAATTGTTAATTCTTCAATAGACCATCAACATCAAAGAATTCTCACGGACTACGAAGCTGTGGCTGGAGTTGAAGATGACCCCTTTATGGCACCAATCAATCGGAAATCTTCACCAGGTTTTCCTTTATCACGTGATAAAGGAAAATTGCCTGGCAAAATGAAATGGCTTGGTACTGATGAATATAAGTTGGATCCGGAAATACAACGACAAATGGCACTTGTTGTGGCGAGGGCAAAGACGAATGTTCGCACACCCACAGTTTGGGTTGATACTCTTAAGGATGAGAGACGCCCTTTGGAGAAAGTGCGAATTGCTAAGACCCGTGTCTTTGCAGCTGGGCCTATGGTTTATACTTTGGTATTTCGAAAGTATTTCTTAGGTTTCGCTGCACATTGTGCTAATAATCGGATTGATAATGAAATTTCAGTTGGAACCAACTTTTATTCAATCGAGTGGACAAGAACAGCTATGAAACATCGCAGTAAAGGAATAAAAGTCATTGCAGGAGACTTCTCGAACTTTGACGGGACATTGGTTTTGGAACTCTGAGCTGAAATCGTAGAGATAGTCAACAAATTTTACGATGATGGAGAAGAAAACGCAAGAGTTCGTCGAGTCCTATGGAAAGAGATTGTCAACTCAGTGCACGTGTGTGGAGATGATGTGTACTTGTGGACCCATTCACAACCTTCTGGTTGTCCAGTGACAGCTATCTTAAATTCATTGTACAACTCAATATCTGTTAGGTATGTTTGGATGTTGGTAGCACCTGCAGATTTCAGAACTATGAAAGCATTTAATGCAAATGTGGCAATGGTGTCTTATGGTGATGACAACTGCATAAATATATCTGACGAGGTGAGTGAATTTTTCAATCAATTGACGATAGCTGACGGATATGAACAAATTGGAATGGTATACACAGATGAGCTGAAATCAGGTGAGATGGTTCCGTATCGTACTTTGAGCGAGATAACCTACTTGAAGCGAGCATTTAAGTGGGATGAAGAAGAACATCAATATCTGGCTCCACTGGATTTGGGTGTAGTTCTTGAAATGATCAACTGGGTACGAGGTGACTTTGACCTAGAAGAACGCACCATTGAGAATATGGAAACATCGGCATTCGAATTGTCACTACATGGCAGAGAAGTTTTTGAACACTGGATAGGAAAATACAAGCAAGTGACACGTACTTTTGAGAAACGTCCTTTATTCCTCACATACGATGAATATCGTTATGTTGAGGCGATAAAATATGGGCGCCTGACAAGTGCAATCAATTAAATCCAGAGCTAGGGGCTTCTCACTAATCGCCGCAAGGTGTGAAGCAGCAAATCCCGGTCTCTGGTTCTCATTTTGAGAGACGGAGAACATTTGTTCTAGTGGTTGGTGTGTGCCGTCTAAAATCCAGGCTACCAACTCGGCGCTTTTGACCAGATCTGTATAATCAAGCAGCTGGAAGTTAGCAAACTCAATTGATTGCCATGACAACAACAGAACAACAAAAGGACTTAACGCACATTGGTCCAGAAGAAAATGTGCAGCAGATCACAACATTTGTGGATGATACAGTGATCGAAACATATGACAAACCACACATGTCCTCTGTGTCTGCGTGGACAAAAATGGCAGAAGACGATCATATGCACGATATCCATTCTATTTTACAACGTCCGGTGCGGGTACACACAGGTGAATTCAATAGTTCATTTACAAATGTAAAATTGAAATTCCCAGATATCATCTTTCAAGCGTCAAAGAATGTTGTCAAGAAACTAGATTATTTCTTGTATTTCCGTGCGAATGTCAAGATTCGTCTTGTTTTCAATGCGACTCCATTCATGAGTGGAAAATATTGGATGTTTTTCGCTCCTTTTGATGCAGTATCCAATAGGAAAGCACTATTGGATAATTTGTGTAATGTCACCGGATATCCAGGAATAGAAATTGATATGGGAAGTAATGCTCCAGTTGAGATTAAGATACCATATTGTTCGCCATTATCCCATTACAACTTAGTGGATACTCATTCTAATATGGGTGAGCTGTATATTGTTCCTTTGAATTATATACAATCTGGTACTTCTCCTTTATCTCATGGAGCAACTTTCACTATTTTTGCATGGTTTGAGGATGTAGAAGTTGCCATGCCAACATCCAGACCAGTGTCTATTCCTGCCGTTAATCCACAATTGGAGTGGAAAGCCCAGATGGGTAAATCTGAGGATGCCGCAGCAACAAGTGGTCCACCAATTTCTGGCGTAGCTAATGCAGTTGCCAATGTGGCTTCTACACTATCAGGTATTCCATTGCTATCATCATGGGTACGTCCTGTGGAGTGGGTTGCTCGCGCTGTAGGTGGAGTTGCTTCAGCTTTTGGCTGGAGCAAACCTACTAACTTGGACAAAAACACTCCTTTTATTAACGTGCCAGCAAAAGGATATACCAACGTTGAGGGCATTGATTTATCATCGAAGTTGGCTGCTATGCCGGACAATGGATTGACCTATGATGCAGGCATCTTTTCTACAGACCTTGATGAAATGGATATTTCATATGTCACATCAAAATCGTGCATATACAAGGCAGGTATTGACTGGAATATTGGGCAAGAAGAAGGAAAAATTTTGCATTACTTCCCAGTAGCACCAGGTGTATCAGATGTAGATGGTGCCATGACAACTCATCACAGACCAACCACACTGGCGTTTGTAGCGTCCATGTTTCAGCAGTGGCGTGGTGGACTGAAATATAGACTTACGGTAGCGAAGACAGCTTTCCACACAGGTCGTTTACGTATAACATACCATCCAGGTATACATGAACCAATTTCACCAGCAGAAGCGTTTGAAAATGCTTATAATTGGATTTTAGACCTAAGTGTGTCTTCGGAATTGGAGTTTGAGATTCCATACATCTCAAATGTGCCATGGAAAGAAGTCAGCATAGGCACACACAACTCCGCATATTTCTTCAATGAGCGCTACTCAACTGGGACTGTTTCTATAACTGTTCTCAATGAGTTGAGGATAGCGTCGGATAGTGTGGCCAGTAATTGTCCCATTAATATGTGGATTAGTGGGGCATCAGATTTGTCTTTTGCAATGCCCGATTTTGGGAAATTTATGGTCACTGTACCAACACAACCGCCGCCCAAATTGAAACGTCCTACTCATTTAGATGTTGGTGCAGGAATTGATGAGGTCAATACGCAATGGAAGGCTCAAATTTTGAATTTGACTTCAGGGGCAATCCAACACAATGAACAAGTTACTGATGCAGCAAACAACTTGTTCCCAATGAGTAAAATGGGCAAGACAACGGCAGAAGAATTGACTATTGGAGAGAAGATCACGAGTTTACGACAGCTAGTTAAGAGGTTTGCCTTAACTGCACACGGATATCCGTATCCCTATAAATCCAAAACTGATTCTAGGTACGTTTATCCAGGACCTGTTCCTAACACAACACCTCAGTACCTATTCAATAAAATAGTGCTTGATCCTGCGTATTTTGGTGAAGCGTCTGAAGACCCTCATGAAACGATTCAAACGGTCAAACTTCCAATTATGCGCAAAGAGCAAGGGGAACTTGTTGATGCAGATTTTGATGCAATGTGCACCTTTCCAGCAAGGTGTCCTTTGTACTACATTTCGTACTTATACCGATTTTGGCGTGGCTCGAGAAGGTATAAGATTGCAACACCCTGCACTAACGGATTGCGATCGACCAATGTCGGTCATAGGGATCTCGATAACACAGCAACGACACGAAAATTGTACACTAGTGCGACGGACGGTGTAGAATTCGACGCCATTAGACCATCAGATCCATTGATAGTGCGTCGTTCAACAGACATTGATGAAAACGGAACTCTAGAAAAACCACATATCTCATCATTCCAGAGTTTTCAAGATTCTCCCGTATTTGAACACTATGTGTATCCAGACTTGAATGGTACTATTGAATTTGAAGTACCGTTCTATTCCCAAACTCCAATATCGTTGGTTGGAGAAAAAGACATTTCGGATGTGGATGGACCAGTAATACGACGATCGAAGATAGCCGTTACACGTTCCTTGGATCCGGAAGGAATGGATCGTCCTGTATATAGTTATCCAGGTGATGGTGCATTTCCAACAGCACCCAAAACCACTAGCAAGGATAGTGGAGCAATTCGAAATTGCTTTGGTGCATTTAACCTGTACGAAGCGGCAGGAGACGATTTTAGCTTCGGGTACCTTGTTGGTGCGCCGGAAATTCGTCGCATCATCTCTTCATTCTAATGTCTTTTGTACATAACAAGTTTCTAGGGAAATAGCTCAATAGGCGACTTTCCCTTTTTCTTTATTCATATTCCGTGAATTTACCCCTAAGGTGGTCACCCTATACGAAAGTAGGGTCCAGACTCATTTAAACCTAGTACGATGAACCACCCACGGGGTGGACTAGTCGCGATAGAGCCTTCGGTTGGGTTTAACCCACAGGTCAAGTGATTTTACGAAAATTTACAATTG